CGACATGCTGCGCCACCCCAAGCACGAGTTCATGCTGGCCAACCTGGATGGCATGACCGAAGACCGCCGCGTGGTCGAGATCAAGACCGCCCGCAGTTCGCAAGGCTGGGGTGAACCCGGAAGCGATCAGGTGCCACAGGATTACATGTTTCAGGTGCAGCACTACATGGCCGTAACCGGCTTTGAAGTGGCAGACGTGGCCGTGCTGATCGGTGGCAGTGACTTCCGCCTGTACGAAGTGCCGGCCGATACTGAGCTGCAAGAAATGATGATCGATGCCGAGGCCAATTTCTGGGATCGGGTCATCACCAACACACCACCCGAGCCGGTATCCCTTGCCGACGCACAGGCCCGTTACGGCCGCTCTCTGGCTGCTGGTGCCATCGAGGCCAACAAGCTGGCCGCTGATGCGCTGGCCACGTACCAGACCATCAACAACATGATCGGTGATCTGCAGGCCCAGGCGGACGATGCCAAGGCCAAGATCATGGCCTACATGGGCGAGCACGAATCCCTGATCGTTGGCGGTAAGCCGGTGATCACCTGGAAGACCCAAGCCGGTGCCAAGCGTTTCGACACTGCCGAATTCAAATCTGCGCATCCAGACGTTTACCCCATGTATTTGAAACAGGGCGAGCCCTCGCGCCGCTTCCTGGTCAAGTAATCCCCCCAGTTTTCCACCACTGCCCAGAAAGGCCACCATGAACGAAGTCGTTACCTCCCCATTTGCTGGCGCTCAGATCGCCGCACGCCCCAGCGGTAACGCTGTTGCACAGACGGACCAGCAGCGGGCCATTGCCGAAGTGCAGGCCGCTATGGTCATTGCCCGCCACAACCCGCGTGATCCGGTGGCTGCCATGGACCGCATCCTGAACGCATGCGCTCGCCCCACGCTGGCCGATGCTGCCGTGTACCAGTACAGCAAAGGCGGCTCTGATGTGTCTGGCCCCAGCATCCGGCTGGCCGAAGCCATGGCCCAGCAGTGGGGCAACATCAAGACCAGCGTGCGCGAGCTGGAGCAGAGCAATGGCGTGTCCACCGTGCAGACCATCGCGTGGGACTTGGAAACCGGCTACCAGTGCGACAAGGTTTTTCAAGTGCCGCACATTCGCTACACCCGCCAAGGTGCCAAGCGCCTGGAAGACCCGCGCGACATTTACGAGCTGGTGGCCAACCAAGGTAGCCGCCGCCTGCGCGCCTGCATTCTGGCCGTGATCCCCGGCGATGTGACCGAAGCAGCTGTTACCCAGTGCGAAGTCACGATGCGCACCAAGGCCGACACCAGCCCCGAAGCCATGGCCAAGATGGTCGAGGCCTTCGAGAAGTTTGGCGTGGTGCGTGATCAGATCGAGAAGCGTATCCAGCGCCGACTTGATGCTATCCAGCCCGCCCAGGTGGTCAGCCTCAAGAAGATTTACGCCAGCCTGCGCGATGGCATGAGCACTGCAGCCGATTGGTTCGACCCAGTGGAAGCGCCAGCCGGTGCTGCAACCCATGCCCCGGCGACTGGTGCAGCTGCTGCCAAGGATGCGATCAAGAAGCGCCAAGCCACCGCGCCCAGTGCCTCACCCATCATCGACCCAGCCGACAACCCCGAGGCCGGTGCAGAACCCATGCCGCCCCTACTGTTTGATGAAGTACGCCGCCAGCTCGAAGGTGCCAAGACCCCCGATGCATTCGGTGTGGCCAAGTCGCTGATCACCAGCGTGGTTGATGCCGAAGAACAGGCAAAGCTGAATGCGCTGGCCAGCAAGCGTTACAGCGCGATCGCCAACGGCGAGTAACCAGTTCGGGGCGGAGTGATCCAGCAACAGCGCAAGCCACTGTGACAGCGGAAGGCAAGCGCTGGCCCCAACCTTTCCCCCAACCCCTGAAAGAAAACCAATGTCATTTGTCCTCGAAACCCTCACCAAAGCCAAGATCACCGATGTCGTGGTGCTATCCCAAAAGAACCGTGAGCCCGACCAGAATCCCGGCGCTGCGCTCACGTTCAGCATGGAGCTCAGCAACAACGCACTGAGCTACTTCGATGGTTCCCTCAAGTCGTTCCTGTACACCAAGTCGGCCGCGTCCTCAGCTGGCCCAGCTCAGCAAGGCCTTGAAGGTGTGGAGCAGGTCAGCGATATGCCCAACCTCACACGCGGCGGCATCAAGATGGGTAAGTTCCACTGGAATGAAGACCTGACCGGCTACAGCCTAGTGATCGATCACGGCATGGGCGGTAAGTCAAATCTGGATATTGCCGATGCCATCGTGTCGAACTTCCGCATTGAGCCAAAGGAAGGCGGCACCATCCTGGTGGGTTTCCTCGTGGAGTCGCAGGATGTTCCCGAAAAGGTGTTCGGGAAGCTGGCCACCCTCAAGAATCGCGAAGTGCAGATCACGCTGGCTGCGCCTGAGATCAACCAGGAAAGCATGTAGCCATGAACCAGACCCGACTCGGCTCGTTCATTGAGGCCTGGATCAACGTGGCAATCGGCTTTGCGATCAACTTCGTGGCCAACCTCTTGATCCTGCCGCTGATCGGGTTTCACATTACCGCTGGCCAGAACCTTTTCATCGGGGTTCTGTACACCATCATCAGCGTGGCCCGGTCCTACGTGATCCGGCGCTGGTTCAATGCGCGGCTGCATGCGGCTGCCCAGTCGTTCGCTGGGAGGGTGGCATGAGCAAACCAATAACCTGGAATCGCATCGAGTCTGTTCTCCCAGATGTTGACACAAACGTATTGCTTGGCCTATCCGATGGGTTCTCCTGTGAAGGTTTCTTAGACGATCAGCAGTGGCGCGATGTGTGCGGCATGCCTATGGATGATGGGTCTGTCGTGGCATGGGCAGAAATGCCAAGGTGCGTACTGTGAAACCCGAATACTGGAAAACCCCAGAGGAGCGCACCAAGGAAGCCATCCAGCAAGAGCGCCGCGCACTGCAAGCTGCACAGAAGGATGACCCACTGGTCAAGCGCATGAAGACCGTGGCCTTCTGGCGGCGCTGCCTGGTTACCAACAAAGGCTACAGCGAACCGCAATGCCGAGCCCTGTATCACAACGTTGGATTCTGGCCTTACCTCATGCCCAAGCTGCAGGCCATGCTCAAGGAACGGAAGAAAGCCCAGGAGCAGGCCCAACGCGAAATTAGGCGCAAGGACTCTATGGAGTGGGAAGCAAAAAAGGCTGCTTTGCTGGCCTTGAAGAAATCGGCCAAGACTGGCCAGGGAGATATGTTCGTATGAAAACCGCACACCGTACAGCATCCAATGCCAAGCGCCAGCACCTCACCCAGTTGCCAAAGTTCTGGCAGCCCAAGCTGGATTCAAACCAGGTTCTCGATGCCAAGCTGATCCATTGGGACCTGATCGACCGCTTCACTACCGGCACGGCCAATGTGGGCGACTTGTGGGACTGGATCGAAACCGGATTCACCTACAGCCAGTTCATGCGCCTTTTGGTTGAGGATGGCACCGAGTTCACCCACGAGGCCATGCAGGCGCTGGCAGAGCAGATTGATAGCTACCCCTTCGTGATCGAGCGCTATCGCAACACCGGCCGCGTGGGCTTCAATGGTGCCCAGCTCAACATCGCCCGGGCCGCTGCGCACGTCATGGATGGGCTGATCGACATGGATCGGCACGGCATCGCGGTCAAGGCAGCTCAGTGGAGCATTGACCAGATGGCGAAAATTCAACGAATGGGGGTTCCGTCATGAGCATCACACTCACCCCGGAGGAACTGGCTGCTATCACTGGCTATGAGCAGCCGTGCAAGCAGCTGCAGACCCTCAAGGCCCGCGGCTTCTATCGTGCCTACATTGCCCGCAAGGGTGGTGTGGTGCTGGAGCGCACGCACTATGAGTCGGTCACACGTGGCCAGGATGACAAGCCGGTAAAGTCGGCCAACATTAACTTCATGAGGAGAGCGGCGTGATGATCAGAGCGCGAACCAAGCCGGACGGTCTGCCCTTCCGGGTGTACGAGCGTCGGGGGGTTCGCGTGTACAGCATTGGCTACAAAATGAAGTCCGGCAAGTGGGCGTTCCGGTACGAGTGCCCAGTTTCCGACCTTCGCCAGATTGCCCAATTGCGCAAAAAGGCAATCGAGGAATCCGTCAAGGTGGCCGAGGGTGACATTCCCACCGGTGGATTCAAAGGGTTGGTGGAGGCCTGGTTCGAAATGCAGGAAGCATTGCCCACCACGTCGACCATCAAGCGTGCCGACTCCACCATTGCCGAAAACAAGCGCGAGGCGGAGAACTTGAAGAAGGCATTCGGTCACCTGGATGCCAACGAGATCACCCGCTCAATGGGGTATGACTACCTCGATGCCTGCCTGACTGCCACCGATGACAAGGGCAACCCACGGCCCCGGCCGGAGAAGGGCAACAAGGAGATCGCGCTGGCCAGGGTGATCCTTGAATACGGCATTCGCAAGAACCTGCTGACCGTCAATCCATTCGATGGCATCACCAAGAACAAGACGGTCAAGGTGCGCCGCCTGGTGTCTGCTGCTGAAATGGAACTTGCCGTTGCCACTGGGCGCAAGTTCGGCGGTGCACGCCTGATCGTTGCCATGGGCCTGAAAACCGCATGGCTGTGCGTGCGCCGGTCAGTGGAGGTGCGCGCCATCATGACCCAATCGATCACCGAGCAGGGCATTGTCTGGAGCGATGGCAAGGACAAGACCAAGGCCAAGATTCTGATGGAGTGGAGTGACGAGCTGCGCGCCACCATTGACGAGGCCAGGGCGATCAAGCGTAACCATGTGGCTGGGAGCATGTACCTGTTTGGCAACATGCGCGGCCAGCGCTACACCAAAGGGGGATGGAAGGCCATGCTGGACGACCTGATGCGCGAGTGCGAGATCACGGCGGCTGCCGAAGGTATTCCATTCAAGAAGTTCAGCCTGCAGGACTGCCGGCCGATGGGTGTCACATCGAAGCTGGATCGTGGGGATTTGGACACTAAGAATGCCACCGGGCACACCAGTGAAAAGATGATCGCAACGGTCTATGACCGCCGACAAATCAAGAGTGCAAAGCCTGCTGGCTGACCACTCATATTCCAAAGTTGGCAAAAAGCCATTCCAAAAATGGAAAAGGGTTAGCAAGTGCTAACCTGCTAACCCTTACCAATATTGGCGGAGCGGACGGGACTCGAACCCGCGACCCCCGGCGTGACAGGCCCGCAGCAGAATCAAGCATTCATGCGGGTTTGCGGCATGTTTGATATTCCAAAGTTCGATCTTGATGCCTAGTGTTTATGCGGGTTTCAGGGGCGTTATTCCAAAGTTTCAGCCTCATATTAGCTGAGCTTCTGCCTCACGCCTGATCACCAGCCCCTTGAGCACCCGGCCCCCACCTTTGACCCATTTGCGCAGCTCAACCGGGACCGCTGCCCAGTCGCCAGAATTGACCTTGCGGCGCAGGCCACTGGTGCGAAGGTTACCCGAGCCCAGATTAAAAGTGAAGTCGATGATCGCGGCCAGCCGGTCAGGGCTATCGATGCCCGGGCACAGGCGAATGACTGCAGGAAGGAACCGAGTGCGCACCATCCACAGCAGCAAGGCCTCAGCGCGGGCCCTGGTGATCGCCGGATCAGTGAGCTGCACGCGGGTGCCATCTTCGTAGAAAGTCGCGCCGTAGCCAATCGTAGGCACACCAGCGGGGCAAAGGTATGGGGTGAGGTACAGCCCTTCAAAGCGCCGGATCAGCGCGAGGGTGATAGTCAGCGCATCCACGGCCAGTGCCACCAGATCAACCAGATTGCGAGCGGGCTCATTTTCCGCGCTTGAACAGCGAGCGGTCTGCCAGGTAGATTCCGAGAGCACAACCGGCCACGCTGATGACGTTCTCGCTCAGGTGGGTGATGACGCCGATCTCGCCCAAGGTCAGCATCACGACTGACCAGGTGGCCACACCCGGCCGGATCACCGCGTTCCAGCCATCGATCCACATGATGCCGGTCTTGATCGCTGTGGCCTTGACTGCTTCCAGCCAGCCCTGCGCCTCGATCTCACCGATGGCTGCCTCAGCCTGCACCTGGATCGTCTTCACGCCCAGATCGGCCTGTACCTTAATGGCCTCCAGGTTGCGCTGGTGCTGGGCTGCATCCAGATCAGCCTGCAGCCGCATGCGCTCTACCTCCTGCGCGTGGTCCTGTTTCTTATTCAAGAAGCTGATGACCTCACCGAAGATCATCCTGAAGACATTTCCGCCAAGAAAGGAAAGAAGTGCTGTGATCATGACAACCCCTTGAGCCAAACGGCTGTGAAAAACGAAATCAGTGCCCAGACCACCCAGATCAGATAGATCATTTGTCAGCCTTCCCATCCACCTTCAACTCGATTCTGTCGAGCTTGGTGAATATCGCAGTAGCCAGCTTGTCGAAGCTTTCGCGGGTGATGTACTGACCGGCCACCAGAACCTCGATCTTTTGCACCTTGTTTGCCAGTTCGGTATCAGATTCGTGCAGCGCTTTGATGCTGTCACGCAAGGAGTTGAGAACCCATCCACCCAAAAAGGCGACCAACGAAAGGACGATATTGAATGCCGTTTGGGTATCCATCACTTCTCCGCCAATGCTTTATTGGTGACAAAACGCAGGAATAAACTGGCAGCACCTATTGCTGTCAGTGCATAGTTCTGCTGCTCTGCCGTTAGATTGAACATGCTGATATAACTATTAGCGAGGCCTAGCAGAGACAGTGCAGTGCTGAATAAGACAGTTTTGGACTTGGCTAGTTGAATTAGTGTTGGCATGATTTGCTTAATATGTGTAGAAGGAAATAGGAGATAGGTCGACTGATGTCGCTGTCCCTGATAGCAGCGTTACGACCCCAGAGCTGTCAACTGATAACCTGCCAATTGCCCCATTCGCAATTGTTGGGAATAGCATTGTTGCGGTGGGCCTGTATCCAGCTGGCAAAGTACATATCGTTCCAGTGCCACCATTTACAGTACCGCGCATACTCACACAGCCAGTGGTATCTATTATGTATTCAGCAGATGGGTATGGACTTCCAAACGCATTACTCCATCCAGCACTTACGGATGCAGATTGCCATAGGCCAGCATTATTGATATAGGGCACTCGCACATTGGAATATTTTGTTGTGTTACCAGTATCCTGGTTCAGAAACGCCTGTACGTTGGTGTTGTATGTGTAATCAACTATGTTGTTGTATTGAGCACCAGATCGGATAACAACACCACGCACCTGTGGAACTGCTTGATCTTCTATGTTGATCGTGAATTGGTTGTAGCTACCGTTGACATCCACAGCGAACACAGAACCTGCCGCGCCAGTGCGCCCATCCCAACGGGAGGTTATGGTGTACTGATTAGATATGCCAGTTTCATTAACTGATGCAGATCCACAGTAGTAAGTTGCTATGTTGAACTTGTTTCCACGTGGTGCGTATATTGCCGAACCTCCGTTCACATAGAAACCAGTGCCAGTCACGTTGCGAATAGTAGCGTTCACAATCGAGTTATGACAATTTGCCCCAATAGAAACGCCTTGTCCACTGTTGCAGCCGTCCACAACGTTGACATTTATCGTATTGGAATAACTAGCATTTACCGTCTGATTGTTATAGACAAATCCTGTTATGGATGGGTTGTAAATTAAGATATTGAGCTGGTTTCCCCAGCAGTTATCCAGCATTCGACCGCCATACTTTCCACCCGACGATATGATATTAAAGATACCGTATTTGCTAGAGTTAATGTCAAAATTTGGGTAGCTGAGTGCAGCCTGTCCGCAGTTATCTACACGGGCATCAACCTTTGCATAGTTTGAATTGATGCAGCAATCGATGCCTGTCAGATAACAGTTCTTTGAAACAACATCATCAATAAACAAATTTGACGTTTTCGTTACGATGATTCCGTGACCAAACAAATCTATCGTTGGTGCGGTGTTATTGCTGTAGTTACCATCTAAAGTCATACCAATAACAGAAACATTGGAATATGCATTAGCAAGGTTTCCCATTGCACACTCACCAACTTCAATCACGTTTGGTAAGCCGGTTTTAGTACCACCGCCCTCCCACGGGACTGTTACCGATGAGCTGCTATTGGGCAGCTTAATGATGGTCGATGCGCTTCCTGCACCAAGCAAAGTGATATCGCTACGCCATATAAAAATGTGCCCACGATATACACCAGGTGGAAAGTACAGTGTCCCATTTGTTGGAACGGCTGCAATAGCAGATGCAAATGCGCTTGAATTATCTGTAGCATTGTCCGCGACTGCTCCATATTGCGTTACTTTTACCCACTCGCGTAACTCAGTCTGTACTGTACGAGGTATAGCACCAGCTCCTGCTTGCAGAAAGGTCACAGCATCAGCTGTTGATCCGGCCGCATACGCAGCTGCCACTGCGCTGGCTACCTGCGTGAATGTGAAAGTCGACAGTTCCACATCGCCAGTGCTTGCATTGAATACCGGCATCTTCCCGGCCCTGGTTGCAGCAGCTGCCAGCGCGGTCAGCGTTTCCCCATCTTGCCCGCGCAGTGAAGACTTTGCGCCGTACTGCTGGAGCTGCTGCAGCGCCTGCCAGATCGAATCGAAGTCGGGGTTCAGTGTCTTGGCCAGCAGATCGCCATTGTTCTGGTAGTCTGTCAGCCGCTCCAATGGCACCATGCGCTTGATCACGACTGCATCGCCTGCCACGGTAGCCAGCCCGGTGATGGTTCCACCGGCTTGTACGCCCACGCCAGTGACTGCGTAATCGGTGCCAAGCGTCTTGGTGATGCCATTGACGGTCACCACGATGTGGCTGGAGCTCAGCGC